GCACCACTAAGTTCAGCCCCACTAAGTTAAGCCCCACTAAGATAAGCCCCTCTAAGATTAGCCCCTCTAAGATTAGCCCCTCTAAGATTAGCCTGCGCTCCTGTTGTGGGGTCAAGTAACCATTTTGCGTGTTCCTGTAGTACCGCCTTCAATTTATCTATGTTCATTTTGGGTCGTCTCCTATTCTACGGTTGGGTTTAGGTTTATGTGTAAGTACCACGTACAAGACCCAAACAACAAAAACTGTCAGTATGACTGCTAGTGTTTCATTTGAATTGTGCATTATTGCGCTCCATCTATTGCAAGGAAGATGTCAAGCCAAAAATCTTGCCCTTGCGGTGTCGAGTCCCAAGCAAAAGCGTGTGGCAACTTACTTGACTGTTGGAACGAGGCTAGTGCGGGGGCTTGGAAGTTCATGTACGTCGCTGCCTCCTCGTTCACCGCTCTTACTCGTTCGACAAGTTGCGTATATCCAGCGGGGTCAGGCTTAATGCCGTCCTTGAGTCCTCGCTTTACGCCCTCACTAAATTCTTCAAATTGCTCTACGTCTGATTTCATGATGTTCTCCATTGTTGTTAAAGTGTTCCATAGGACGCCCACTGGACGCCATAGCAAGACTCTATTATAGCACGTTCTGTAGCTCGTGTCAACCCCAACAAGTACCAAACACTGCGTGGTGTCCGCCACCTGTGCCTAGGACTGTGTAAGGTGGGTGGGACGCTCGAAGCCCCCGTAGAGCACGGCGTGTCGTATACCGTCACCCCCTGTCCTCCCCCCCAAAAAAAAGAAAAAAGAAAGAGGAGTTCCATCCATATTTTCCGGAAACGGCGACTTCGGAGTCCTATACGGACAGAGGACGGGAGACAGAGCCATGCATTGGATCTTAAGCCTTAAGTGTATCAAGGTTAGATTTGGCGAGGTCGATGACTGTTGATTCAAGAATCTCTTCACGCTTGATTCTTCCACGAATCTTGTTGCCTGAGTTCATACGCACCTGCCCTTGGTTCAGCTTGGCGTACTTAGCTGCATGAGTCCCTGCAGGTGATTCACAGACCAAGTCAGCTAGAAGCGCGACCTCCTCTGGCTCGCATCCTGCAAGTAGCGTGGCTAGCGTGTCGCCGTTGTGAAGACTGGCTTTGCCTGAGCTAGCGACGGACTTGGTGTAAGCGCCACGAGCATTTGCTAGTGCCTTGGCCATGCGGCTGCTGAACTCCTGCTCAGGCTCTTCGTCCTCGGATTTCTGCGATTCAAAATGCGAAATCCACTCCGCCGCTTGTGCCTTGGCGCTTTTCAGCGTCTTGTGGTCGGCTGCTTCGTCGCCGCTTGTCAATATCCATCCTTTGCCTGCTTTCATGATGTCGAAGTCGTAGCCATCTACGGTGTGTTTGCCTGATTCGTTGATCCACTTGATTGCGTTGTTAGTTGGTGCTTTCATGGTGACCTCCTAGGTCGTTAACCTCAGCGTTGTGCCGAGGGAGACTTATTATAACACGCCCCGTGCTGCGTGTCAACCCCCCATCGACACACCGCCCGTCGGACGGCGATCATCGTGGGCGCACGGACGCCCCACCGTGACGCACGGCACGTGTCTCGTGTACGCACGGGTCACAGGCACGGGACACGTGTGCGCATCCGCCGCCCAGACCCACGGACGGGGCGCGGACGACGCCGAACACACGCGCGCATACGTATACCCTCGCGCAAGCATGGGCGTATAGGGGTACACACCGCGCGACGCGAAACGCATGTATGTATAACACCCGTTCGCGCACCTTTTAAAATAGTTTCTAATGTTGGGGGACTTGACACGCGTCCCCCGATGTGCTATAATGGTATTTTGAGGAGAGAAATATGATTACTAGAACTTGTTTGAAATGCCATGTTACGAAGCCCACGATTGAATTCCATCGGGACGTGACTAAAGCGTCGGGGCTTTGCCCATTCTGTAGGTCTTGCGTAAACGCTAGAAAGAAGAGTTACAGGAAAGACATTAAACAAACCAAAGCCCTTAACGTAGAGAGAAGTACGAGGCAAATGCAGTCTTTGCGCATCCAAGCCTTATTGGCGCTTGGAGATAAATGCGTTGAGTGCGGCGCAAATGACCGTAGGATTTTACATATTGATCATATTGATGGCAAGGGACATAAAGAACGGAAGAAAGCAAAAAGAGGGGAAATGAATCTTAAGATAATAAATGGCGACACCGAAAACTATCAACTTTTATGTGCCAACTGCCATGCTATAAAGACGTGGGAACAGCGAGGCTACAGGAATCCTAACCAGTAAACCTTTTTTTGTACGCGCCCGCGAGGCTAAACATATCTTGACAAACGGTTCTCGGTGTGGTATAATTGTTGTAGATACGACTCACCCAACCATCAACACCCACAGGAGAAAGGAGTGAATAATGAAATTTTCAGAAACCAAATTACCGCCTCTAACTCGGAAAATGTTATTGGAGCCGTCACTGTTAGAATACAGAGCTTTCATCTTAGAGCAACGAATGATCGAGGTGCAGTATGAACGCCTTGAGCAAAATTGCAGAGATGAAGCCCAAAGAATTCAACGACGTAGTGGCTTACAACAAGCAGAACAGTTGGCCTGATTTAGACGCCAAGCAAAAAATGTTCGCTTCTCGCTATTTAGAGACATATTCCGCGACTAAAGCCGCAACAGAAGCAGGAGAGGCAAGTGCAGGATGGGGGCGCAAACAACTGCGTGACCCATTGGTGCTTGAGTATATTAACTCCCTGCAACTAGTGTACAATCAGCGCTCTTTCATCAATAAAGACTTCATAAACGTGCAGATGTTGCAACATTTAGAAGTAGTTAAGGGTGAAGTAGCCGCTCCTTTTTGTTTGTCGGACGGGTCACAGGCTAAGGGTAAGCGATATGACGCTTCTCAAGTCTCCAAGATTCTGACCGAACTGGCGAAATCAACTAAATTTTACGAAGACGGTAGTACTGAAAAGGCAGCCGTTACAGTTAATATTGACCTTAGAGCTTTAGGCATCGAAGAGAAAACGATCGGTGTGACTATTGAAGGCGAACTAGGGAAAGATAATGGATAGAATCAAAATCGGCCAAACGTGGTACATTGCAATGTATCATTTCAGCGGCAGTATCCAACAGGAAGGCAGCGCTAAAGCCATTAGAGTCTGTAGTGAAAAATTAGGTTGGCCGAAAGAGGGCTGCATAGTCAATGAAGCTCCGCCTACTTGGTTCAGAGCCAGACTACAGAGACAAAAATCACTGCAAGCAGGCGTAAAGCTATTCAAGTCCCGTAAAAAAGCGGAAATGTACTTAAAACTAGAGAACGTGAGGATAATGCCCAATGGATAATCAACATAAAAAAATCAAAGGATATAGAGATTTGTCCCAAGCAGAAATAGATACAATGAATGCTATAAAAGAAAAAGCAGAAGAAGTTGGCTATTTAATCAAAGCGTTGGCTGAAATGCGAAGCCAAACAGGCATTTCAGACTTGGGCGATAGCGGTAAGCAAGAATCCGCCAGATGCCTAGCTTTGGCTAAAACGAATTTACAACAAGGCTTCATGTGGTTTGTTCGTGCAGTAGCCCTGCCGCAGAGTTTTTAAAGTGGATAATATAATGCCGCTTATACCAATGGTGTTCAATTTCGTGTTTACCCTTATAGTGGTAGATGACTTGAGGCATTGGTCAATCCAAAAATCAGCAACTAAGATACTACTATCCGTATTCCTAGTACTAGCGATCATTGCTTGGTACTATTTGATTGTCGCGGTGGCGAACTAATGGCTGATCATGAAATTGCAGTACAAGAGACCCAAGGACAGTTGAGCCTTCCTAATAATTGGGCGGCACGTCCGTATCAAAAGGGTCTATTTCAGTATATGTTTGTCGGTGGCCTTGAGCGTAAACGCGCTTTATGTGTTTGGCATCGACGTGCAGGTAAAGATAGTTGTTGTTTGAATTTAGGAGCTGTAGCTTCTCAGATGAGAGTAGGAACGATTTGGCACATGCTGCCAACTCTCAAGCAAGGACGGCGTGTAATATGGGATGGCATTGACAAATTTGGCCGTCGCATGATTGATCAAGCTTTTCCTAAAGAAATGAGAACTAGCAAAAATGACTCGGAAATGCAAATCCGTCTTAAGAACGGTTCTATTTGGCAAGTGGTCGGAAGTGATAATTATGATAGTCTTGTCGGTACTAACCCTGTCGGTGTTATTTTTAGTGAGTACTCTGTTGCTGACCCGACTGCTTGGGACTATATCCGCCCTATTCTAGCAGAAAACGGTGGTTGGGCGATGTTTATATACACTCCACGTGGTAAGAACCATGGGAAGATGTTGTATGACGCAACCAAAGATAATCCTAAATGGTATAGTAACCTCCTGACAGTAGATTACCTACGATGAAGAAGGCAGTCCTATAATCCAACCTGAGCACATTCAAGAAGAACGTGAATCAGGCATGTCGAGTGAGAAGATTCAACAAGAATTCTACTGCTCGTGGGACGCAGGAATGGAAGGCGCATTCTACACCGAAGAATTGAATCTAGCGGAAAAAGAAGGCCGAATAGGCGACTTCCCACACGACCCAATGAAGTTATGTCAAACGTATTGGGATATCGGGTTCCGTGATAATACAGCAATACTAATTACCCAACGAGGCGAAGATGGCAAACCAATCATTATCGACTACATTATTGATCGCAACAAACCTCTCGATTTTTATATTCGTGAGCTTCGCTCTAAGCCGTACAATTATGAAGAGCCACATTGGGGTCCACATGATATGGCACACCATGATTGGACGACGGGAAAGACGCGAGTCGAGTTTGCCCAGTCCCTTGGTTTTGCGTTTGATATCGTCGAGAACATCCCAAGAGCGGAAGGCATAGACGCCGCAAGAGCGATGATACGCGTATGTAAGTTCAACAAGGGCATGGTGGCTTTACTACTAGACGCCTTGATGTCATACAAACGTGAATGGGATGAAAAACGTAAGCAATTCAAAGATACGCCATACCATGATTGGGCGTCCAACGGAGCTGATGCGTTCCGTTATATGTCTGTGGGGTGGCAAGATTACGGT